AAAATTTCAAACCGATTGAAAGTGCATTAATTACAATGAAATCCACACAAAAGAAAAAATCTAAATTGTGGAATTCCATGATGCAATCAAAAAGAATGAAAGGTAAAAATGGTTACTTTATTCCACCATCGTGGGCAAGTGCATACAAACTTACAACTACAAAAGAATCAGGTGGTGGTAACAATTGGTTTGGTTGGGTTGTAGAATTTGCAAGATTCTTAGATCAACCAGATGACAAAGGCACTTTAGAAATCACTAAAGGTTTTTATGAAGGTGCCAAAGAGTCTGATATTTTTGGTAAAGTTGAGTTCGCAGAAGATAAGAACAAAACTGCTCAAAGTGAAACAATAAAAGAAGACGTTCCTTTCTAATGCATAAGGAATTGTTATCGTTGTTTCAAGGCGATGACTCACGATATCTCAAGTCCTCTCTTACGGGAGAGGACGATGAGAGAGGCAAAAAGCAAGCTAACTATATCACGGTTCACGAACCTGTGACTGATGATATTTGGAAACAACATCTTGAAGGTACATTACGTCTAGGATTAAAACCCGAAGTTGAAGAGCAATGTAAGTGGGGTTGTATTGATGTTGACCCTAATAATTACAAAGATTATTCAGAAAAGAAGTACGTTGAGATAATTAAAAAATATAATTTACCTTTCGTGCCTGTTAAGTCTAAATCGGGTGGTTTACATATTTTTGTTTTTTTTACTGAGTTAGCAAGTGTATCAAAAGTTGTAGAAAAATTATCCGAAATAAACACACAATATTTTTTAGCGCAAGAAGTTTTTCCGTGTAATAAAGCCGTAAATATGCCCTATCACAATATGAATGCAACAATGGAGTTTGCCTTTGACCAAAATAATAATCCATTGATGGTCGGTAGTTTCATTAAAATGGCGCAAGAAAAACAAATAAAACCAAGTGATTTTTTTAAATTTAAAGTACAGGAGTATGAAGCAGAAGGAGAATGGAAACACTATCCTCCTTGTGTTCAGAAATTAATACAAGAAGGTTGGAGTGGTAACAATAGAAATAATTTTCTGTTTAATGTACTTGTTTTAGAGATGAAGAAGAATGCAACCTTAACGGTTCAACAACTTGAGGAAACAGCTCAAGAAAGAAATGTACAAATTTTTACAACTCCATTAGGCAAGAATGAAGTATCTCAACTTGCCAAATCAGTTCATAAAGGGGGTTATGAATTTCAGTGTCCTCCTAAACATCCAGAATACAGTCCAATCTGTAATAAAGAATTATGTAAAACAAGACGTTTAGGTATTGGTGATGCCGTGCCAGAAATAATAGAATTTTTTGATAATATAAACTATATACAAGATACAAAAAATATATGGTATGAGTTTGATTATAAAGGTCAACGCATTAGTGTTACACCCGAAGATATGAAAGATGAAAAGAATTTTAGGGTTAAACTCTTAAGACATCGAGTGTATTGGTTAACATTACCAAAACCTCGTAAAGGACCTAGTCCTTTTGAATTACTTATGAAAACTATCGTAGATAAAGCCGTAGAATCTACCGATCATCAGTATAAAGATACAGTAGAAGAAGAACGTTATTCAGTATTAAAAGACTTTTTTGAGTCCCACATTGAACAAGATAAATTTGAAAAACTTAAAGATGGTTATGTGGTTTTAGATTCTAAAACTAATATTTGTTACTTTAAAAAATTAACTTTAGATAGATTTTTAAAGAAAAATGCTGCACGGACTTTTAATACTACAACCGATGCTTTACGTATGTTAGGTTGTGATAGAGTGGATTATAAAGAAGGTGAAAAGAATGTATGGCATGTTGAAATGCCTAACTTTGTGAGCCATCAAAGTATAAAGAAAAAGGTTGATAAAGATGTAAGTGAAATGGATGAAGGGTATCATGACAAATTCAGGAATACAAAAACAGAAAACTCTGCACAGAAAAACGATTAAGATTTTTGGTCCACCAGGCACTGGAAAAACGCACACTTTAGTTGAGCGCATACTTAAAAAACATTTAGCTAAAGGCACACATCCCAAGGATATTGCTTTTATTTCATTTACTAACAAGGCCGTAGACACAGCAAGAGATAGAGCCTTGTCAACATTCACTCAATATACTACTGATGACTTTCAACGATTTAAAACACTGCATAAATATTGTAGGCGATATTTTGAAGAAGAGGTATTTGATCCCAAAGATTGTATGTTGGATTATGCACTGCAAGCAAAGATAATAAAAACGTCTGATAATCGTTTATCTGATGATAATTTTCAATATAAAGATTGGTCATTAGGAGTGTATGATAAAGCACGGAACACGCTTCAAGATCCACGGTTAGTCTACAAAAACGAAAGTTATAAAAGAGATTCTTTAGATATATTCCTAAGAAAGATTGACACTTATGAACATTATAAAAAAGATTCGTTTATTGATTTTACAGATATGATTGAGCGAGCCATTGATGAGGTGGATTTTCCTCCATTAAAAGTTTTGATACTTGATGAAGCTCAAGATTTTACACCTTTACAATGGTCTGTTATTTATAAAATGACAGATAAAGTCGAACGTGTATATTTAGCTGGTGATGATGATCAAGGTATATATAAATGGAATGGTGCAGATCCAAAATATTTTACAACGTACTTCCCAGGACGAAAAGTTATATTACGACAGACAAGGCGTTTTGGTGAACAGATTTATAAGTTTTCACAAATTATTCGTCAAGGTATTTTTGATAGTGTTGCAAAAGATTATGAGTGTTTACCTAAAAAAGGTTCGGTGAGTAGATATTTAAAATTTAATGAAGTGCCCTTTCACAAATTAGAAGGCACTTGGTATATTTTAGGAAGAGTGCGTTCAACAGTAAACGAATTACGAATGGCTGCCAAAGATGTTGGTTTGTATTTTTCAGATAATAAGGGTACAAAAAGTTTTGATTCAAAACAGTGGGAGGCTATCAAAGCATGGACTATGCTTACTAAAAATAAAAAAATAAGTCGTAACTATGCTGAAAATATGTATAAATATATTAGAGAATTAAAGGATTATGATTTCAGAACACCTAAATTTTGGCAAACAATTCCTGAAACGCAGATGTTTGATATTAAAGATTTAAGAGAATGGGCAGGCCTAGATATGGATGACTCGTATAAAAATAAAAGCTGGTGGGAAGTGTTAAAAAGAAACTTTAAAGATAATCAAGTATCGTATTTTGTACAACTATTAAAAAATTATGGACAAAAAAAGTTATCGGCAGATCCTGATATAGTAATAGACACTATTCACTCTGTTAAGGGTGGTGAGGCTAATAATGTGTTAATATATTCAAAAACAAATTATGCATCAACTTTTGATAGAAAGAATAAAGATGAAAAGTCAGATGAAAAAAGGGTATATTACACTGCTGTCACTCGTGCACGAGATACATTACACATTTTATCAACGGATCACCAATTTAATTATCCGATTGGTAAAGATTATTTAATTTATTTACAAGGAAGCCACAATGGATGATGTCAACTTTCCCTCACACTACCGTAAAGGTAAAATTGAATGTATTGAAGCGATTGAAGCCGCTTTAACTAAAGAAGAATTTATTGGTTATCTCAAGGGAGCCATTATGAAATATACATGGCGAGCAAAACATAAAGGTAAAGAGTCTGAGGATTACAAAAAACTTCATTGGTATGCCACACGACTCGCAAAATTAGGAAAGAATAATGACTAGTTTGCAACTTACCTTTAATTTTAAAAAGCATATGTGGTCTGCGCCTAGTGAGTATAAAGATTTATCTAATGCAAAAGAGATCGCAATTGATTTAGAAACAAAAGATGAAGGTATTAACAAAGGCCTTGGAGCTGGTTGGGCGATGGGTCAAGGAGAGATAATTGGTTTTGCCGTTGCCACTGAAGGATGGCAAGCCTATTATCCGTTTGGTCATTTCGGTGGTGGTAATCTAATTAAAGAACAAGTTATGAGATATATGTATGATGTGTGTAGTTTACCTTGCACCAAAATTTTTCATAATGCTCAGTACGATGTGGGATGGTTAAAAGCCTATGGTATTGAAGTCAAAGGCGAGATTGTTGACACCATGATCGCAGGAGCACTGATTGATGAAAATAGATATACCTATAAATTAAATGCTTTAGCTAGAGATTACATAGGAGAGTTAAAAGCTGAAACAGACCTGGTCGAGGCAGCTAAAGCTCACGGCGTAGATCCTAAACAAGAAATGTGGATGTTACCAGCTGAACATGTGGGTTATTATGCAGAACAAGATGCACGGCTCACGTACCTTTTATGGCAAAGATTTAAACATGAGATATACAAACAGAATCTTGAAACTATTTGGGACTTAGAAAAAAGTTTATTACCAACTCTGATAGAAATGAGAATGAAAGGTATTAGAGTAGATTTAGAAAAGGCAGAAATTTTACAGAAAAAATTTGAACAAAAAGAAAAAGAAGTCTTA